ACGATGGGCGATCTTCCCAGGATTCTTGGTGGATTTGCTGCATTCACACCGGCAGGCCGAGCTGCGACCATCCCTGGCGCTGCTCTCAAGGCTGGCGCAACGCAGGCAGGAATTGAGGCAACACAGACGGGCATTCCACCGCATTCTTTGGTGGGTGATGCTCTGAGTGTTGGCGGCGAGTTCAATTTGGGCGAGGTTGGCCTAGCAACCGTCACAGGCCCAGCTGGGCAGATCATTCAACGCGTAGCACCACCTGCGGCTGCAGCCGTGCGACAAGGCGTCCAGCGAGCCACAGGACGCGCTCCTGCGGCTCCTTCTGTTCCTGCCGCACCTCGCGTCGAGCCGACTTTTGACATGGGGCCACCTACTGGTGCACCAGCGGCACAGCTCCAGGCGCTTGAGTTTGAACTGGAAATGCTTTCCTCTCAGCCAATCCGGCAGGGTGAGTCCAGAGGAATCCGAGAGGCCAGGCTTGGCGAGGTGCAACAGCAAATCGCTGCACTCAGGAGCAGGCCAGCACCTGCACCTCCAGCACCGGCAGCAGTGCCTCCTGTGGCCCCAGTAGTGCCTCCAGCAGCCGCAGCAATACCCGAGGCACCACCTCCTGCTCCTGGCCCTGCTGGCGCTCCTACGGGCACGGCAATGGCCCCTGAAGTGCCGCCTGCAGCAGCCGCAGCAGAGGCCACAGCAGGTGGCGTCATCGATGTTCTGAACCTGGCACGCAAGGCTGGAGGATTTGGGCCTGGATCGTCAGCGGCCAAGGCCCAACTGGTTGATCTTGCGCAGGTTAACCCAGAGGCCCGTGCAGCAGCCGAGCGTCTTCGCATCGACTTGCCATTCGATGTATTGAGCGACAACCCGCAGGTGCGCAGTGCCGTGGGCCTGACCCGTGCGCTGGTCGCAGGCGAGGCTGAGGCCGCATGGGAAAGCACCGTGCGCAACGCCATCCAGCGTGCCGACGAGGTGTCGCAGCAGTTTGATGCGAATTTCATTGCTGGCAGACCAGCTCCTGGGGCTACCTCTCAGAAGATTGTGGAAAACTTGCAGCAGGCCAGGCAAACGCTGAAAACTGACGCCAAGGCGATCTATGACCGTATTGATGAGGCAGTGCCAAAGAATTCTCCAGTTGAACTGAACAACCTCAAAACTTACCTTGACGACCTGCGTACCAATCTGGGCGCTGCAGGACGCATGACGCCACAGGAATCCAATCTGGCCAAGATGCTGGAGAAGGGTGAGCTGACCTATTTCGGCCTCAAGCGCGAGAAGGACTTGGTAGGCCAGGCCGTTGGCGGCCTGAAGTCACCATATGACAACATGGCAGCCGGTGACCTCAAGCGCCTTTATGCTGCACTTGCCCAAGATCAACTGGACAACGTGGCAACGCTGGCAGGCGAGGAGGCTCGGCGCGAGCTGCGTGCGGCAAACTTGCTGACCGCCAAGCAGAAGGCGCTGGAGAAGCGCATCGTCGGCGCATTCGGCCAGGAGATCGATGGCAGCGTGGCCCAACGTATGCAGACGGCCATCACAACGGCTGCCAAGGGCGATGCCGCGGCCTTCAATCGTCTGATGAAGGTGGTGCCAGATGAGTTGCAGAAGGAGACGCTGGCCACTGCGCTGGCATCTGTGACCGCAGGCAAAGCGGCAGGCCGTGCTGCTGGAGCTGCTGAAACCGTGTTCAGCCCTGCAGAGTTTACCAAGGTCTATCGTGGCCTTCGAGCCAACCCACCTGTCTACTCCCAGATGGTCAAGATCATGGGGCCAGAGTGGGATCGTGCATCGCGTGACCTCTACGAGATTTCGCGTCGCATTGCAGACGCTCAGGCTCGCATCCCGACCACTGGCAAGGCAAACCAGATTCTTGGCGATGCAGCGGTTCAAGGTCTGATGGGCCAGGTCATGTCAAGCAGCGTTGCACAACGTGTTGCCACTGGCGTAGCAGGCGCAGTGCCTGGTGGCGGCCTGATTGCACCAGATATCGTGCAATGGATGTCCTCAGCCAAGGGCGCTGGCGTACAGAAGGCTGCCAAGCTCTTTGCCTCACCAGAGTTCCAAGAGCTGGCCGTGCAGACTGCCACCAAGGGTGGCCAGCCAAGCCAGGCGGCGCTTCGTCGCACGGCCATGAGCAAGTCCTTTGGGGATTTCGCAAAAGAAGCGAACCTGCCACAATCTCTGGATGCACGCATCCAGTTTTTGCAGAGTGCAATCCAAACAGGACGACAATTCGATCAGGAGAACCAACAATGAGCGCACTCTCGATTCAACCGCCATACCCAGCATTCGCTGGCGCTGACGGCCTGCCGCTGGAGAACGGCTACATCTGGGTGGGCACGGTTAACCTCAACCCGCAAACCAACCAGATCGCGGTCTACTGGGATGCAGCTCTGACTATTGCAGCCGCCCAGCCGATCCGCACGCTCAACGGCTATCCGGTCTATCAAGGCACGCCCTCACGCTTCTACGTGGCCAGCGACTACAGCATCCAAGTTCTGGACAGCAAAGGCAGCCTGGTCTACACCTCACTGAATGGGAACGTGGCTTCTGGCTCCGTGGCCACCAACGCAACTGGCAATGGAACTCAGACAATTTTTGCTGTCACCTCCACACCGTTTGCCATCTACATCAACGGCGTCTATCAGAACCAGAACACCTACACAATCGCAGGTGGGAATGTCACGTTCTCCGAAGCGCCACCATTCACCTCGGTGATCGAATTCTTGGTTTAAGGAGAACGAAATGCTCAAGACAGTTACCAACTTAATCAACGCCAGCCAGATTCAAACGCCCATCACCTTGCCTGGTGATGTCACGCTGTCCACAGGCAACCTCATCATCGGAACCTCGGGCAAAGGCATCGACTTTTCTGCGACACCGGGTACAGGCACAAGCGAGTTGCTGGACGACTATGAAGAAGGCACTTGGACACCAACCTTTACAGGATTGACTGTTGGCAACGGCTCAGTGTTTGGTTTTTACACAAAAACGGGCCGACAAGTCACATTGACTTACGGTTTTATCACAGGCTCGACATCGGCGGTGGGGACTTTGACCGGGATTACAGGTTTTCCGTTTACCACAGGAACAATTGGTGCAAGCCGATTCTTTGACTCAGGTGGCACTGCGTTTAAAAGCGGTGTGGGCTGGTATGGTGCATACGCTGCTTTGTTCAATGCGGCAACCACGGGGTCAGGGCCAATTTCTTCAGCAAATGACGCGGGAATGAGCGCAACTGCGCCGTTTACATGGGCCGCAGATGACAGCCTGAGTTTGACCGCAACCTACTTTGTGGATTGATGCTGACATGGCGCTCACAAAAGTTTCCTACTCAATGATCCAAGGCGCTGTCGCCAACGTCTTGGATTTTGGTGCCGACCCCACTGGAGTTGCTGACTCTACTTCAGCCATCCAAGACGCGATTGATTCTGTCAAAACGGCTGGCGGTGCGGTTTACTTCCCAACAGGCACATATCAAATCAATGACACGATCATTGTTGATACAAACCAATACACGGTTGGCTTGATCTTGTTTGGCGATGGTCGCAATACCATCATCGCCCAGACCGGAACCAACAAAGACGCTTTTCATTTCTCCACGACTCAGTTTTTGCAGAACAGTGGTTTTAGGGATTTAAAAATTACCTGCGACGCAGATGCTGGTCATTGCATCAACATCGTATACGGCTGCACGACTTGCTTTGTGACCAACGTTGACATGGAGCAAGCCAACCCCGCCAAATCGTTGATTTATGGCGACTACACCAGCTTTGGTGGCGGTGTGTATGACACCAAGTTCAGTGGTGGCTCTTGGTATTGCAACCCAAACACAACTGTGCCCGGTGTTGCGTTCGTAGCAAACGGCACAATTTTTAACGAGAACATCTTTGAGAATCTGCGCGTTTACAACTCAAAGACGGTGCAGTTTTTCTACATCAACACTACAACTACACCAACCATTTGGTTGATAAACAACGTATGGCGCAACATCAACTTTGAAGTCTGCAAGGGCGGCGGCATTTACTTTGATTGTTTCAAAAACTGTTTATTTCAGAATTTGTCGTTTTGGGATACGGGCAGCGCTTACGAAAACAACTTAATTGAGATGGGCACGGGCGTTGGGTATGAAAGCGCCAGCAACACCTTCATCAACGTGGGCCGTAACGGTGACTCACTTGCTGCTGGTGTTTACGACATTCGGATTGTTGCTGGTCAAGACACAACACTGATTGATTGTTTTACCCAAACAGGAGACTCGCCTCTTTACAATTTCAACAACAAGCGTGTGACTGCAATCGGCCCACTGACTGGTACTGTGCAGAATCCTGGTGGTCTTTTCAGAGTGGGCAGTGCTTTTGGTCAATTGCAATTTCCCGGCACTATCAACGGCGCTTATTTGACTTATTACGACGAAGGAACTTGGACAGCAACTCTTGACGGCAGCAGCACAAGCCCAACAACACCCGTTACCGCAACTGGCGTGTGGACACGTATTGGTCGTCAGGTATTTGTGACAGTTGAATTTTTAAACGTGACAACTACAGGAGCAACCGGAAATGTTGTTGTCACTGGTTTGCCGTTTATCGCTGTAACCAGAAACGGATACGGCGCTACATCAATCAAAGGACTTGGCGCTAACGCTGTTGTAGCCTCTCCAACACAGGCATCAACTCAAATTGATTTTTACCTTGCCACTGACAGATCAACAAATTTGACCTTTGGTGCTGGCACTGGTCAATATCTTGCATTCTCAGCCACATACATCGCTTAAGGAAAATCATGGCAATCAAACTCACAAAGACAACAGCTTCTGGACTTGTTGCGTCTGACGCTTATCATCGTGTCGAGAATCTGTCTCTTGCGAACAAGGCGCAGATGAATTTTGCGCTCAGAAGTTACGCAACGCCAGACAAGCCAGCATTTGAAGAGTCGTTCTTTTCTTGCGCATACGACATCGCAGGCGACAATCCAATCAAGCAAGCCTACGCCCATTTGAAAACCTTGCCAGAATTCGCTGGCGCAACCGATTGTTAAACCAAAGCCCAAGTGGATTCTTGGGTCAGACTAGGAGAGCATCATGCTTGAGAAAACTCAAATTGTTGACCGCATTGAAGTGGTCGAAAATGGATGTGTGCAAGTCCGCACAAAGACCACCATCATTGAAGATGGCAAACAAATCAGCGGAACTTTCCACCGCCATGTCGTTGCCCCTGGTGATGACTACAGCGCAGAGGATGCCCGTGTGCAGGCCATCTGCGCGGCCACTCACACCGCTGAAGTAATCGCAGCATACAAGGCAGCCATCGCTGCGCAAGGAGTCTGACATGGCCCAGAACAGTCAAATCGCATTTGCCCCTCTTGGCAACACAGTTGTCATCCCTGCCAATACTTCTGCATCAACTGGTGTCCAGGCGCTGGTGTTTTCAAGGCTTGATGCCCAAAGCACAGGCCAATACCGCATCATCAACAACAGTGCCAATACGGTGTTTCTGGGCGTTGGCAACACTGCAGCAGAGGCCGCAGCCAATGCGGTGGCTCCTGTGGCTGGCACTCCTTCGGCGGCCATTGTGCTGATCCCTGGTGCTGTTGAAGTGCTGCGCTTTGCGCGTGAGTCATTCTTCAGCGGCCTGGCCCCTGCTGGCGCATCCACTGTCTACATCGTGCAGGGCGAGGGCATGTAATGAGCCAGGTTGATGCAACCGATGCACGACTTCAGACGCACGAAGAAATTTGTGCGCTGAGGTATGACCAGATCAATGCGCGACTCAAGCGCATTGAGGCCATCATGATAAAGACTGCTGGCGTCATGATTGTGTCAATGGCAGGAACCATATTTGCTGCGATCTGGATGACAAAGTGATTGATCCCATCACCGCCCTTGCTGCGGTATCTTCAGCGGTAAACCTCGTCAAAAAGGCTGTCAAGACCGTTCAGGATGTGCAGTCTTTGGGGCCGGTGCTGGGACAGTATTTCGACGCCAAAGCGCAGGCCATCGAGGTCGTAGAGAAGGCGAAGACAGGTGGCTTTAAAGGCTCGGCACTTGGCAAGGCACTGGAGCTGGAACTTGCTCTAGAGCAGGCTCGGGAGTTTGAGGAGCAGGTGAAGATGCTCTTCTTCCAGTCCAACAAGATGGATGTCTGGATGCGCATCACGGCTAGGGCCAAGCAGATGGAGGCCGATGCGGCGCGTGCTGAAGGCAAGCGCAAAGCTGAGGCAAAGCGCAGGCAGGCCGAGATCGACGACATCATCTTGATTACGATTTCCGTCCTTACGTCAGTATTTGTTCTCGGCCTGACCGTTTACTTCATAGTTGAGATGGGGCAGCGGCATATATGACCGAAAAGCTCAACGCCAACACCACCCTCGATAAAATTCTTGGGTATGTGGACAGCCCTTTCAAACTGTTTGCGGTGATTCTTATGGCGGTGATTGCGTTTGCTGGTTATGCCCTGTACGAAAGCCAAGACTTCATTCGTGACGCCTACAAGGAGTCGCAGAAACTGCCTGAGATACGAACAGACCGAGCCGATGATGCGGCGACGATGCTGTTCAAGCAAACTGGTGCAACTGTGGTGGCGATCTTCAAAGTCAACCCGCTGTTCAATTCCAGGACGCTTTACAAGGCCTACACCAAGGACGGGCGCGACAAGACGATTGAGAACATCGATGTTGGCCTGTTCACGCACAACTCATCGAATAACTCAGATGTGGTCAAGCTGATGACCAATGAGATACCATGCGGCGAATACCGATACGCACAGTCCGAGGTCGGGCTTTGGTATCTTGAGAAGGGTGTGACGTACACCTGTCGAGTCAGTGTCCCACCAGACTCGCATCGCTTTGTGGGACAGGTCACAGTTGGCTGGGCAACGCAGCCAACAAATCTAGAGCAGACAAAATTTATGCTGGAGATTGCCAGCGCAATGTTGACCAAGAGAGGGAGTTAATATGGATTGGCTTAAACAAATCGCACCAACCATTGCCACCGCACTAGGTGGCCCATTGGCAGGCATGGCTGTATCAGCAGTGTCCAAGGCCATTGGCGTGGACGAGGCAAAGGTAGGCGACCTGATCGCCTCCAACAAGCTGACCGCCGACCAGATCGCGCAGGTCAAGCTGGCCGAGATTGAGCTGCAAAAGCAGGCGCAGGAGCTGGGTCTGAACTTCGAGAAGCTGGCCGTCGAGGACCGCAAATCTGCCAGGGAGATGCAGGCCACCACTCGCTCGATGATGCCTCCTATCTTGGCTGGCGCTGTGACCTTGGGTTTCTTCGGCATCATGGTGATGATGTTCTTCAACCAGATCGACAGCAACAATCCTGCCATCCTGATGATGCTCGGCAGCCTGGGCACTGCCTGGACAGGGATCATTGCCTACTACTTCGGCAGCTCTGCTGGCTCCCAGGCCAAGACCGATCTGCTCTCCAAAGCAAACAAGTGAGGACACCATGAAACAGAATTTTGAAGCTGCGCTGGCTGCCGTCCTACACCACGAGGGTGGCTTTGTGAACCACCCAAAAGACCCAGGTGGCATGACGAACCTCGGCTGCACCAAAAAGGTCTGGGAGGAACACTGTGGCCACGAGGTTGACGAGAAGACCATGCGTGCGCTCACGCCTGCCGATGTAGCTCCTCTGTACAAGACAAGGTATTGGGACAAGGTGCGTGGCGACGAGCTGCCGTCTGGCGTCGATTACGCTGTCTTCGATGCCGCCATCAACAGCGGCCCAGGAAGGGCAGCGAAGTGGCTCCAGACGTGCGTTGGCGTTGAGCCTGATGGTGGCATAGGCCCGAAGACTTTGGCGGCTGTGGCGGCCTTTGATGCGCAGCAGCTCGTCGAGGATTATTGCAATCGCCGACTGTCATTCCTGATGTATTTGGAACACTGGCCAACCTTTGGCAAGGGCTGGGAAAGGCGCGTTGCTGATGTGAAGGCCAAAGCCATCAGCATGATCGCCTGAGACCTACTGCGTGGCCTTGCGATTGCGGCAGGCCTCACGCATCGCTGGGGTGAAGTCAGGGTGAAACGATGCAAGGCTGCAGTCGATCACCCGTCTTTCAGGTGCGACTATTGCAGATGCTGCGATCAGGACGATCCACATGCAGGTTACCAGCACCACGGCCAGCACCACGAGCATGGCACTGGCCATCCTTTTCAAGTATCCAGCCACAGGGCTGTCAGGCAGTGGTTCAGCGGCCAGCATGACTGGCTTGCACTTGGCCACACGGGCAGGGCACTCGCGGCCCTGCACGCAGTCGTAGTCACAGCAGTTCATTTGTCCAGGCCCAAGAACAGACAAGCGTGCTTGTGGCTCACGCCTTTGGAGTCAATGTAAGTCTCTCCGCAGCCGACCATCCACTCGGCCAGCAGGACGGCGACAGCCACCCCAATGGCCAAGGCCAGCGCAGCATGAAGCAGCCATTTCATTTCTTGGCCTCCGAAGGTGGCACCCAGCCCATTGCGCGAAAGCGATCCATGATGTTGGTGGACGCTGCTGGGGTGTATTTCCAGTTGGGATTGAGCAGGCTGGCCCGTTGGGCCAGCCAGGCTGGTTGTTGCTGGCTGTTGTTCATGGTGGTCTCCTTCATCATTGCACGTTAACTTTGAAGCCGTCGCCAATCAGCGTGGCGTAAAAACGCTGCGACTCAGACTTGCGAATCTCAACCGACTTGCCACCGTAAATGCGGTCTTGTGCCGCTTTGTTGTTGGCAACAAAAGTTACCGTGGTGTCGTTAAAATCAAAGGGAAGAATCTGGAAGTCAGCCATTTGGGTGGTCTTGTTGGCAGTTGCTTTCACGTTCAGCTCCTTGCTGGTTGGTTGCGATGACTGCATCTTACCACGATTCCCCACAATCTAATCAACTAGGGACAAACCCTAGTCTTTGGGAGTTTTTGCAGCAATCACCTTGGCCACCTTCTCAAGCGTTGTGAAGCGGTGCATGTTGGCGCATTCATAGCGCCTGTACTTGGCATTGTCTGCACGCTGGCGAGTCTCCTGCACCAGCGTCCAGGTGCCACACACTGGGCACTTCATGAGGCCACCTTCTTGCCCTCGTCTGCCAGCCCCTGCTTGATGTAGTGCAGCACCTGGGCGGCCAGTGTGCGGGTGTCGTTTTCAGCCTGGCGGCGCAGCGCCAGCTCAACATCTGCTGGAATGCGGATCGTCATGTAACGATCCTTGACGGCCGATGTCAACAACTTGGGAGTGGTCATTCGGTAGCCTCCTCATAAGTGGCTGCAAAAATGTCAGGCTTGCAAGGGTAGTGCTCGCCTTTCACTCCGGTGATGATCCAATCGCCTGGGGTGACAAGATGCACACCCTCAAGCGTTTCGATCATGGGGACACCAGTGTGCTTGCCTGGTCGAACTTCTGGATGGTCTCCCATCTTGAACCACTGCGTGGCCTCAATGACCACAGGCTTCTTGCGAAACTTGGCCATCAGTCCGTGCCCCCAGCATTGATGACCACATCCTCAAAGATGTCTGCCATTGCCTGGCCGGTGGCCAGCTCGACAGGCACGCCATGCGTGAGCAGGCTCACCAGATCGTCCTGGCCAGCCACCTCGATGTCGAATCGGGTCTGGGCTGCGTACTTAATGGCCTGGGCCTGGTTGGCTGCACGAATCAGGCGGTGCTTGTTGGTCTCGGTGTCGGTGACGACATAAATGCGGGTGGTCATGTGTTTCCTATGTGATTGGTGAAAAAAGCGCTGATCTGCTCTTTTGCATGACCAGCACCTTTCCCCACTATACAACAGAATCCCACACTTTCGAGATATGAAATCCAGTCTTTTTGCTCGGCGCTGAGGCTGCCGCCTTTGCTACGTTTCATCTCGACCCACAGGCTCCAGGCAGGCACAAACAGATCGGGCACGCCAGAGGCCACACCTTCTGCCTTCAGGCGGCCAGCGGTGGCAGGGCTGCGTGCACCGCCATTTGGGATCGCAAAGATGCGCACGTCTGGCCAAGTCTGTCGAAACCAGCGCACCAGCTCGCGCTGCTCCTCATGTTCGGTGGGGATTAAAACGGACATGCAAACTCCCATTTGTCGCAGGCATTCACCTCGTCAGCAAACTCGCCTGGCGGCCTCATGTCAAAGACCGAGCAGTGGCCTTCCTGGTTGAAATGCTCGCAGGTGTGGCAGCACTTCGGCGGCCCAGACTGCACCCACTGGCGGTAATCAAGCAGGAATTGTGGCTCTGGTGGTCTGGTGGTCATGTCCAACTCCTTTTCAAAACACGATGAAACTTCCCGTCCATTTTGTACTCGATGGCCTTGGGTGGTTGACTGTTGCTCATCTGCACTGCCAAGTATTCCAGCCCTTCGCTATCACCCATGCGCTCGGCCTCGGCCAGATGCGCACCTGACGAGTTGGCCATCTTGAAGAGCTGCTGCATTGCACGTTCTCCAGCATAGCCATCATGCAGCACCGGCAGGTATTCGGTGATGGGCTTGTCGGACAAACTGCCATAGTAGGTGCAGGACAACATCTCCTTGCCGCTGGCCTTGCTGATGTGCCTGCGCCAGTTCCAGCTCGTCACCTCAAGGTCTTTGCCTTCCAGGCCCATGATGTCGTCGTTGCGCAGCTCCAGCTTCTTGCGCTCAGGCTTAGGAAATGGATGCAAGCAGGCAGGGCAGACGGCCACCGAGATGGCGCACAGCTCGCCACAGTTGTCGCAGACCTTCACTGGTGCCTCACCATTGCCATCGCCTGCCTTCTTTGGCGGCTGCACTGCGGTGATCGGCCCATGTGTGGCCACTACCCCTGCAAAATCCAGTACCAGGCAATGATCGGTGTGGCTCTTGACCCTCATGCCTCGGCCTGCCATCTGCACATATAGACTGGCGCTCATGGTCGGGCGCAGCATGGCGATCAGGTCGATGTCAGGGTAGTCGAACCCAGTGGTCAGCACGTTGGCATTGGTCAGGGCGCGTAGGCGGCCAGCCTTGAACTCTGTCAGCATTCGCTCGCGTTCTTTCTTCGGAGTTTCACCCGTCACGCACTCAGCGGTCACGCCTTGCTGGCGTAGGACTTCGGCTACATGCTGTGCGTGCTTGACGCCTGTACAAAACATCAGCCAGGCCTTGCGATCTCCTGCCAGCTCAATGACCTCGCGCACAACCCGCTGATTGTTGTCGTCGGTGTCAACGGCCGCCTGCAGCTCGGCCTCGATGAACTCGCCCCCACGCTTGTGCACGCCAGTCACATCCAGTTTGGCCCTAGTGACCTTGGACCGCAGGGTGGCTAGGTAGCCCTTGAAGACCAGCTCCTCGATGCTCACAGGCTCAATCAGGGCATCGAACAGGGCAGGTTTGTCAGTTATCAGTCCGTGCCCCAGGCGGTAGGGCGTGGCCGTGAGGCCAATCACCCGCAGGCTCGGGTTGATTGCCTTCAACTCGGCCAGCAGCTTTCGGTATCCACCCTCGTCCTTGTGGTTGACCAGGTGGCACTCGTCAATGATGACCAGATCGATATGGCCCAGCTCCTTGGCCTTGCTTCGCACCGACTGAATGCCTGCAAAGGTGATCGGCTCCCCGAGCTGCTTCTTTCCGATGCTGGCGCTGTAGATGCCCAGCGGCGCACCTGGCCAGTGCTGGCGCATTTTCTCTGCATTCTGCTCGATCAGCTCTTTGACGTGCGTCAGCATCAGCACCACGGTCTCTGGCCAATTCTGCAGCGCGTCCTTGCACAGCGCGGCCACGATGTGGCTCTTGCCTGATCCGGTGGGCAGCACCAGACAGGGATTGCCTGAGTGGCCTGCCTCGAACCACGCATAAAGCTGGTCGATGGTTCGCTGTTGGTAGTCACGAAGCATCAACCCACCACCCTTCCACCAAACTGCTTGCGCAGGTCATGCAGTTGCGTCCAGCCCTTATCCGCACAGGCAGCAGCATTGGCAAGCAGCTCCTTAGAACCAAACACGCCTTCCTGCTCAGGGTCTCCGTTGGCCACATTCGTGCCATTGATCTCATAAACAGCCGTCCATTCGTCTGGCCCGTCCTTGCGCTGCCAGGCCACCAGATCAGGATGTAGGACATGGCCTTCACAGCCCGTGCGTTGGGCATCCACCGGGATCACAGCATCCCACTTGGCGCAGTGCCACTCGCTGGCCTTGGTGGCCGTGCTGTGCGCACAGGTGCGGCAGTTCACATGCTTGGTGGTCTTGGTGCTGTGGCAAAACTCATGCGCATCGCAGAACTTGCACTGATACCAGCTCGGGTCTGTGCTGATTGGAGGCGGTATCCGATCCTCTGTGGCCAGCCTGTGGCCTCGCTGGATGTACTTCTCGGCCACTTCTTTGTCGTAACGCACACGCTCAGTGTGGATGCGGTCATCGTCCTTGCAGACTGCCAGATAAAAGGCACGGTCGATCTTGGTGCCGTGCATGTAGAGCTGCATCTGCACAAAATGCTCGGGCTTGGACTTCTCCACGCCTTCTTTCACCAGGTCATCAAATGACTTCTTGCTGTGCGTCTTGAACTCGGCCACATGGCGCTTCTTGGGCGCTTCAGGTACTCCTGACTCGATGATGGCGTCCAGGCTGCCTGACACATGGCATCCAAGGTCAACACGGCTTTGTGCACTTCCTGTGCTGCGCACGTCCATGCCGATGGCTCGCAGGTCACTGACGATGGTTTCCTCTTCCATCTGGCCCCTGCGGAACAGGCGCAGGACTCGGCCAGGAAACTTGGACTGCACAGCCCAGCGAAAGCTCAGCCACAGCCACCTGTCGCACACATGGCCGAGCTGGCTGCAGCCCATGTGCGGCCTGGGCACCTCGGCCTTGGCCTCATGTGCTTTGTCAATCAACCCCTGGATGCTATGATTTGCTTCGGGTATCTTCATGGTATCCGTCTCCTTCCTGTAGTTGCCACATTGCCCCAGGTTCCTCACGGTCCCTGGGGCTTTTCTTTGGGTGGGGCACACAGGTGGGTTTCAATTTACGGGGAGTCGAACCCCACCCACTACCGCTGTGCGCCCCAAAAACTTACTTTTTCAGCCAGGGCGGTGCTGCCTTGGCTGGTGCTGCCTGGGAGGCAGGTGCTGCTGCAGGTGCGGCTGGCTTAAATGCTGGCGCTGATCCACCATTGATTGCGCGATAACCCTTCACATCGTTGCTGGCCTCGTAGGTCTTGCCGGTCTTTTCATCCGTGCGTGCAGCACGAATCGCCAGCTTGATGTTGACGCTGCTGCCGATCAACTGGTCGGTGTCCGTCACCTTCGACAGCCCAATCGCTCGCATAATGTCCCCAAGCTGCTGGCGGCCAATCTCCTCGGCCTTGGCGTTGGCGTTCTTGATGTTCAAGTTCGAGAACACAACTCGCCCCTGGTGGCTTGGGCCTGTGATGTCCAGGCGAATCTTGATGTATTGGCCGGTGCCATCGTTGGTGTCCTTCAGCTCGGCCTGCGTAATGTTGGCGTTGTAGTTGCCCTCAGGCAGCGGTGCATAGCTTCCACCATTGCCTTGCGGCAGTTCGTTTGCGTCAAAAGTTTGTCCAAGAAAAGCCATGATGATTACTCCTTAATTGTGATTTTGAAAGATGGGCGGCCAGCTTTGGCCGTGATTGCGTCTGCTAGTGGGCGAGTGATGGTCTCGTCTGCAGCCTTCCAGAGCGCCATGTTGATCTCTGGAGTCCAGCGGAACAAGCGTGCCAGATGATCTGTTAGGCCATGCTCGGCGGCCAGCTCCTGCAGCTTGTCGCTGTCAACCTTGCGGTCAATGCGGCCAGCGATCTTGACCACAAAGCCGTCTGGCTCGGCAGTCTCGGTGCCCTCGAAGTTCTCAGCCAAGGCCAGCAACTTGACGATCTTGTCCTCAATCTTGCGGCGCTCAGTCGTGGCATTGCCTTCTTCGGCCTTGTAGCGCAGCCAGTCTGCGCTGAGTGTTTTCAGGTCTGCGTTCATCATGATTTGCCTCCGATCTTTGCAATGACTGCGCTCAAGTCTGGTGCCTCCCAGGCATCCAGCTTTCCGCTTCGATCCTTGGCCAGCCAGAGGCCGTCCGAGTCGCACATCAACGCACGCTGGGTATTGCCATCGCCATCCTTTTCAACACGCAGTGCCAGCACCTCGTCGAAGAAGTAGGGCAGCGCCTGGCCGGTCTTATTGCCAGGCATCGATGGCGAGTACAGAACCCGTCCCATCTCGTCCTGCGTCTTTTCCAGCTTGGCGCTCATGTACACATGGCGGCCAGGCAGATCGCGGAATGCGCGGATGATGTCGGCCATCTGCTCCTGCATCGCACCGTAGGCCTGCCTCGGGTCTTTGGTAGCCTTCTTCTCTGTGTTCAGGCAGACCTCAGCAATCTCGCTGATGCTGTCCAGTGCCACCGACTTGTAGGCCTTAGCCTCGTCGCTGCTGGTCAGCCAGGTGTAGGCCTCCTGCAGCTCGGTCATCGAGGTGATCTCAATGAACGGCAGGTCGGCGTCCTGAATGGACAGCAGGCCACCCTCTGCACTCAGCACAATGGGGCTGGGCAGCGTCTTGATGAGGCTGGTCTTTCCAGCCCCTGCCTGGCCATAGACCAGGACTTTCACACCGTTGGCAGACAGACTGCCGGTGGTCTTCACGTTGATTGCCATGTTGGCTCTCCTTTTTGGTTGCTGCGCCTTTGGGTGATTCCGTTCGCGCAGTGGTTGCATCATAAACCGAAAATCGGGTATAGTGCAAGCACCCCCGCAAAAATATTTTTAGAGGTGCAACAAATGATGACTGTTGAGCAGATCAAGAAACGGCTTGAGGACGCCAACCTCAAGCGAGTGGCCGAGAATGCTGGCGTGCATCCAGCCACGGTCTACAGGTTTATGCAGGAGGATTCCAAGCCCCTGTACGAGACGGTCAAGGCGCTGTCGGATTATTTGACACGGCAGGAGGCGGCATTGCATGGCTGACCTCTCCAACATCCTTGGCGGTCCTTGGTCTCCACCACCTGAGAAGAGGGTTGACGATCCAGAGACACAGCTCCTCAATGCCATCCTTGATGCGGGGCTTGCAAAGCCAGAAAAGCCCATTGAGATCGATGGCAAGATGCATCGATTTAACAGTGGAACCAAGGGCAGCAAGGGTTACGATAAATCTGGATGGTACATTGCCTATCCCGATGGCGTTCCATCCGGACGCTTTGGTTGCTGGCGCATTGGCATCGATCATGTCTGGCGCTGTGATGTAGGACGCAGGCTCACAGCCATTGAGGAAATGGCTCATGCAAGGCGCGTTACTGAGGCCAAGGCAATGCGTGACGCGGCCTTGGAAAAGCAGCATGAAGTCGCGGCCAACACGGTCGAGACAATCTGGAGCCAAGCCCAAGCTGCACATCAAGACCATCCCTACTTGGCACGCAAAGGCATCCAGCCCCACGGCGCACGCATCACAGGCGATGGC